TGATCAATTTCTATAGACTGTGCTGGATCATTACTTGTCAAATTCAGTTTAAATTTAAAACCTCTTGCTGTGTAAGTAGAATTAACAAAAGGCATAAATTTTGTAAACTCTGCACTATATGTGCAGTTTCCACTTGTTGTTTGACTTGCTGAAGCAGTTAATGTGAATGTACTTGAAGATGGAACTGTTTTAATTTCATAGTGTCCATCAACGCCATTTCCACTTGTAAAATCAACAGTAACAAAGTTTCCAGCAGTATATCCATGTGAAGATTTTGTAATCGTTATGGTTGTTCCGCTTTGTGCATAGGTAGCACTAACAGATGTATCTGGGTCAGAATCAGTATGTGCAAGTAATAGTTCAGCATCAACATCTTCACTTTTGCCACCATCAAAATCAGTCCATGTATCAACATTACCTGTTCTGCTATCAAACAAATTATTAGGCAGAAATCCTTGTGAAACAATATGTCTTGTTAAATTAATGTCTTGTTTACCTCCTAAATCTAAAGTATTTGCAAATTCATAAACACCAGAACTTGTAACAGGGCCACTAAAATCAAAATCTGAAATCTGGTCAACATCTATAACAGAATCGAATTGAGTTGTTGAGTCTAAAACAAGGCCATTAAGACTTTCACTTAAAAAGCAATTTGTTTTTGTTCCTCCAAATTTAGGGCTGTCAAGATCCTCTCTGTCTGCAAGAACAATTACTTTAGGTCTAGGTCTTGGGGTCGTAAAAATAACTGACGCTTCATTAGCACTTAAACGCCCACCATCATCTCTGAATTTTAAAATATATTCGCCATTAATAATATTTGGAACAGTTGCTTCAGTAACATTTCCAGACAGTCTATCAAGCGTAATAGCATTACCAAAGCTTCCGCTACCTGTAGGATTACTGGAAGCCCTGACCTCTACTGTGCCGCCATGAGTCACATCAACATCTGGTGAAGCATCAAACTTTAATCTTACAAAATGTTCATCAATAGTTTCTATAGATAAATTTTGTACATCTGAAGGTAATGCAGTCTTTCCTATTGCATCAAATTGTACTTCTGATGTATTACTACTTAATTTATTTAAAGCATTATAAGATTTAACTTTAAAAGTATATGTGCCTAATTCTGATTCAAACAATTCAAAACTAGGTCTTGATAATCTTACAGTCTGTGGGTTTTCATCATCTCTTTGAAATTCTAATAAATATTCTTTTACACCTTGTACTGGTTGCCAACTTACAAATATTTTTGATACAGCACGATTATTTAAAGTTACAATCTGTTCTGAAGCAGTTAAATTACTTGGTGCTGGTTTTTCTTTTAAAATAGTTGTTATATTTCTTGTTTCTGGTAATTCTTGATTTTCGATAAAATTATATTTATCTGGTGCATGAAATAACGCAGTAATTGTGTATTGACAATCATTTTTTTCTTCAATCGAAATAACCCTAAAAATTTGTAATTTAACAGACGTACTTTCTATTGCATACACACTATTTGCTTGGGGAACTGAGGAAAAGGCTGAAGAAACAGTAATTGTAGTACCATCTATCGTTGATATAGTTTTACTTTCAGTTGTTCCATCAGATAAAACTACACTTAAAGTTGCACCTGATTCATGTGATAAGTCATTTCCCTCAATATCCATTCTATCTACGACAATTTGTGTAGTAGATACTCCTGTTTTTATTCTTCCACCTTTGCGAACACCAGCCTTAACAGGATCTTGTATGCCTATAATTGTTGAGGGTCTTACAATTACACCAGCTTCAAGTGTTGTTGTAAATGAAACAACTTCAGCTTCATATAGTTGCGAATATAAAAACCACCGACCTAATCTATTTGCTTGACCTCTGGAAGTACAGGCAAAAGATTTTAATGTCTTTCTAACAAATCCCAATTTATCTGTAATATCAGTACCATATTTAACTCTTTCAAAATCTATCTGTTGTGTTTCATTGTCAAAATAGGCTACCTCAGCAGCAGTAAATTTTGTTTTATTCCCTACACCCTGATATATAAAACCCTCCTCTGTTACGTTTGAAAGATTAAAAATATATTGTGGTTCTGATTCATTTGTAGCTAAATTTGTTGGACGATCTTGAGCAATCTGCAATGTACCAACACCATAAAAAGGCATAGCATTCATTACAGAACATAAATCATTAATTAAAGCGTAAGCATCATTTTTCTTATTAAGAACAACATTACAACTAAATCTAGGCTCTGTTGTCTGTGTTCTTCTATCAAAAATCAAAGTGCTTGAATACGCACTTGCTGAATAAAATGAAAATACATCTAGTTGATCTTCTGATATAAAACCTTCTGAGCCACCAAATCCTTTATCTGTAGTCAAAATGTCAAATAAAATCCAAGCTGGATCACTTGTCCACTCTTTTGTTGATTTTAAGGTTCCATTAAAAACATATCCGTCTGGATAATGTATAAACCCAAAACTATCTACAGGGCCAAGTCCTAAAGATGTTGCCTGTGCTTGGTCATGAACTACTATTGGTGTTAGACCGCCATTTGTATCTGGTATTTTTACCTTTGTACCTTTAACACGATACATTCTTTTTGGATATCGCTGAAATTCTTGAGCATTAAATCTTATCGCTGCATAAGCAAACCCTTGATATGTACTGTTTTCTGTCTGAATTTCTGTATATGACAACCAGTTAGTACTGTTTTGCAGCCTAGAATCCGTTCCATCTGCTGTATTTCTAATAACGCTTAAAACAATTGGAAATTGTAATTGATCTGTTATCAGAACTTGTTGACCATCTACATGACCAAATTGTGCTGGTGGGTTATTAAATACAATAATAAAATTATTTGCATCAGTAACGGATGAAACTGTAGTTGTTCCTGCAAGACCATTAAAACCTACTCCCTCTCTAAAATCTAACGCTAAACTATCGCCCTGAGAGAAACCATGATTTTCAAGCTGAATTGTAACAACTCCAAAATTTACAAAATATTTGGCCTCTGTAAAAAACTCTATCTCATAATCTTTGACATATGGACTTGTAGCTCTTCCATTTGTGGCATCTAAAATAACAGGGTTTCTTATATTTCCATTATTTTCTGTTATTCTTATTGAAATTTTTGCCTCTGCTCCAATAATATCTCCATCATCTTTAAACTCTTGTAAGGATGGAAACTGCATTGTCACTCTAACTTTATCAACACTTGTATTTGTTATTGATCTAGACAAGCCAACACTTGTTTTTACACTACAATCACCTTGAAAAGACTCATCTTGAAAAGTTGTATTTATTACAAAAGAACTTGTTGTAGGTATTGAAAGTATATTTTGTGTTTGTGGTTCTTCCGTAAGATTAATTGCAGTTGCTGTTGTATTTTCCCAATGAACAACTTCTCCTACAGAATAACCATGTGAACCACCTGTAAGACCTACGAGCATCTGATTTGGCCCTAAAGTAACAGAAACTCCACCAATACTTGTAGTTTGTCCACCACTCCCTGCAAGGGTATAAGTTCCAGTTTTTGTTGTGGTGAAAGGTGAATTTGTAAGGGCTACCCCAACAGGAATAGTATTTTCTACGCCATTAATATCAGGAACAGCAGTCTGATCAGAAGTGCCATTTCTTAAATGAACCTCTACATCTGTAAAATTTTCTGTTCCATCAGCATTTTTTATTGGTGTCCCGTCTAAAAAAATATTTTTTTGAAATGTATTTGTCCCATCACCCTTTGGGTCGTCTATCCCATGTATTTCTCCATACCCAAGTAAATCTAAAATAGTTGCAAACTGTTTACTTCTTAAACCATCTTCGATTAAATCAGGGTCAACAATATTTGGTTCTTTTCCAAATAACTGATCGTCAACTAATCTAGGCATTTTTTAAGTTGGTATATCTGTTGTAGAGCGTTTTACTTGAGCTGTATCCGACCCTGCTGAAATTATAACTGAACCTGTAAAAACACTTCCATAAATAATAGGAATAGGAACACCAGCATTTGCCACATTCTGAATACCGCTAAAACTATATGAACCCCTTATATTTGGGTCAGTATCACCAACTGATGATATATTTGATGCAGGTTGTGTTGGGGCTATTAAATCTGATACCCCTTGTAATATCAAAGTAGTTCCGATTGTTGTAAGTAGTCCTGTTGATAAAAGGCCAGACCCAACAGTAAGACCCAAAATAGTTGCACCAGTACCGTATGCAGTAAATAAACCTCCTACAGCTATCGTTACTAAAGGCCCTGCACCTGTAGCAACTGGAATTATCTGAATATCGCCCTGACCTGACATTGTTAAAAATTCTTCTGTAACAACACGACCACCCATCTTAATTTTATATAACTGATCATTCATATGTTTTTCAACACCTTCAAAATTTGCCTTTAAAAAAGCAAATGCCTGTTGTGGTGATTTTACAGCAGCTTCAAAATAGGATTGGCCTAAAAACTGCCTTAACTTTCCATATACTTTTATTTTTTTAAGGTGCATATCTATAAACCCCATTAAGTGCTTGCTGATATCTTAAGTCAAAAAGCTCTCTGCAACTTAGAGCTTTTATATTATGATTCAAAATCATCATGTCTCCAATATATACTGCAACATGATCTAAATTACCCGTAATTGACCTAAACAGCAATACATCACCAACTTGCACATCATTATTTGTAGGTTGTTTTACAAAACCACCTTTTGGAAGTGCCTCTTCAAACTCTGGTTTATTTAAAAAGTCTTTCATTCTTTTGGGTCTTTTCCAATCCATTAGTTTAATCTTTTTTACTTCTAGATACCAATCACTCACGACAGACCAACAATCATGCTTCCCCCATATAAATCTGCGTCCAATTAATGAAGGTGTTTTCCAACCAGAAGGCTTTAAACATTCCCAATGATTATGTTCAATACTGTAAATGTAATATGGATAACCTAGATGCTCACAAGCTGCTTTATCTGTCTCTGATGGTGTAGCTGCTCCTATCGGGTGGCTATGAATTACACCCATAATCTCACCAGTATCTTCACAATCAGCCCAATCATCAGGGTCTAACATAAAAAATTCATGCTTTCCCTCTGCCAAATTTTTACAAGGCCAGAAAGTTTCTTTACCTTTTATTATTGCTAGCAAGCCACAAGCCTCATTAGGGCTTTGTTCTTTTGAATATTTTTTAAAAGACTCTTTCCAACTCATAATTAAAAATTAACAAATGTACCAACACCCGGAAAATCTTCTCTTGTTACAAGCTTTTTAGGTGCGCCTATACCTATTAAATCAAAAGTTGAAACTAATTCAAACTGTACGATATCTCTATTTTCTATAACTTTACGATCTATAAAATAGATTTCCTGTGGCATCTCAGCAGTAGGGTCAACAGAACCTACCTTATAAGGATTAATATTTGATGGAAAGTTTGCTTCATCTAAAAACCTTGCAAGTGTTCTTCTGCGTGTAACTTTTGCACCAGCAAGATCAGTAAACGGCAGAATTGTAGCATTATTTGTTAGTTGTATTATTGCTGTGATCGTACCTAATAAGTTAGAAAAACTGATTGTTGGTCTTGGTAACTTACCTTTACCTGAATATTTAAACCCCTCTGCTTTACAAGGCATCCTTGAATAGGTATTGGACTGCCATATTATGTCACCACTATCTTTCATATTATTGCCAGCATGAAAAAGATAAACAGTTGGATTTGCTGATACTGAATTTACATTAAATGAAACAGTATTACTTCCTGTAATAGTTTGTGAAACTATAGCAGTAACAGTAAAAGTATTTGTAGTTTTAGATTGAATTGTATAAATCCCATCAGCAGCACCGCCAGTGTGAAAATCTAAACTTAAAATCGTGCCGACTCTTAAATTATGAGAATCAAGTGTAATTGTTATTGTGGTTCCGCTTTGTGTATAAATGCAATTTGTTTTTGCTACTTTTGTATAATGAACATCAGCTTTCAATTCGACAGAAAATAATTCAATTATTGATTTGTTTGTAAGTTGTTGTAATTCTGGTATTGGGTTGCCCATTTATGGTTCAAAGACCTCCCTGAAAGTAGTTTTTATAATTGCTCTGTTGTTATAAGGAATTGATTTTGTCCAAGAATCGCAAACATACTGTCCAGCACCAGACAATGTGAAATCAACATTAGTTGCAGCAGTAACCAACGCACTATCAGCAGCAGTAGAAGTAAGTGTAAAAGTATTTGAATCAGCAGATGAAGCAACAGCATAAGCTCCATCAGTTGGCCCTGAACTAAAATCAACTGTCAATATATCCCCTATCGCTACACCATGATTTGCAAAAGTAACAGTAATAATTGTTCCAGCAGACCCACTTCCATTTGACTGAACAAAAGTACCTGTCTTTGCACTAAATCCTTCTGCTGGTGGTGTAAAAGTAAAGCTTGCCTGATCGTTTACTCTACTCCGCAAAAACGCTTCAATGACATCTGATTCAGTCTCAGATACGTTGAAAGTAAGATCATATACTTTAGGGTCTTGAGATAATGGAAGCCCTAATAACGCCCTGAACTCATAACCATCACCTAACTGTGAAACCTTAATTTTAGGTTTGCTTGTTTTTCTCATGCCATAAACAGGAGTTATTGAAGGAAATGTAGCCATTATCTATTTAGTAAACCTCCAGCCCTTGATTCTTCTATAAGTGTAGCTTGAACTATACCACCGATAAGCTGGCCAAGTTGATCTGCTTCAGAACCATTACCCTGAACAGAAGTACCAGAAGCATCAACATTTACTGTAACCATATTTGTTACCCCACCACCGATTGCATTGTTTGGAATAATAGTACCAGCAGTACGAGGAACAAAAAGTTCTGGGCCTCTTTCACCGACAAGTGAAGCTCTCCCCACAGGTGGGTTGCCTCCATTTGCAAACCCTATAGTTGGATTTAAATTTTCAGTAAACTTAAAAGCACTAGGGCCACCCTTAAATGGATTTTTTCCACCCAACCCAAATGCTGACCCTATGACATTGCTTACAAGATCACCTATGCCACTCACAGCACTTTGTATTGCTAATTCAATTAATTGCCTTTGTAAACCTTTAAGAACACTTGTAAGAGCATCTCCAAGTGATTTAGCACCCATCACAGCATCAGCAAGGCTTTGAACTAAATTTTGCTCCACAGATTGTCCTATAGCATCAAATTTTTCTTTTAACATTTCAGCTTTTTGATTTTGCAAATCTAATCCAGTATTTGCTTGTTCTATCAAACTTATTTTTGTGTTAAAACTTGCATTGATGGCTTCATTTCCAGTAAGTTGGCTTTCAAGATTTTTAATTATTGTCTGATCTTTATTAATAATTTCATTTTGAATAGCTGGTCTGCCAACAAATGTCTCAGTAATATCTTCTTGTTTATTAAATTGCTTATCAAGTTGTTTTCTAACAGCCCTTAATTGCTCAAAAGGATTTATAACATCAATTGCCTTTTTTAAAGTACCAAAATTTTCAATAAGCTTATCAATTTGTTTTACTGCTGAAATGCTAAAATTCAAAACACTTTTTATTTCATCTTCCAACTCAGTTCCAATAGTTCTGGCAAGAGTGTCAATAGAATCTTGTAAAGTAGATAATAGTCCATTTAAAGTGTCTGCCTGTGCAGTTGCACCACCAAAAAAAGCACCACCTTCATTTGTTAGGTTAATAAGTGCCTGATTTACAAGGTCAGCTCCTATCTTTCCTTGTCTTTGTGCTTTTTCAAAAGCTTCACCCTGTAGTCCAGTTATTCTTTTTAATTCAGTTGTAATATCAACTCCTCTTTCTAATAATTGCAGATTTTCTTCTTGCTGAAGTTTTCCTTTTGCCCTTATTTGTCCAAAAGCTGTAGCTATACCTGTTAAATCTGCACCAGTAGCACCAGCAACCTCAGACAGTCTTTTTGTTGTATCGACAAGCTCTTCAGTTTCAAAACCAAAGGCTTTTAATCTTTTAGTCTGTTCAATTAGTTCACTACTTGTAAATGGTGTTACAGCACCAAATTCTTGAAGCTCTTGTATTATATTATTTGTTTTTTCAATAGAGCCAGTAAGTACTTCTAAACTTTTTCTTTGTGTTTCAAGTTCAGCAGTTTTTACAAATACAAATCTTGCAGCACCCAAAGCTGAAACTGCGGCTAATAATGGAGCAAATGCTTTTGTTAAAGTTGAAACACCAGTACTTGCAGTTTTTGCGGCTCTTCCAGTATCTCTTAGCGATCTATTTCCCTTATCTAAACTTTGCTTAAGCTTGTTTGTGTTTTTATTTAATGCCTTTGTCTGCTCATTTACTCTCCTAAGTGGAGAAATTGCATTTTGTGCGTCAACTATTAATTTGACTGTTGATTGTGCCACAAATACAAATAACCTTTATTATATACTACCTTTTTTTTGTCTTTTGACGATTTATTTCTTGTTTTTCTCTGTCATTTTTAACTTCATAATATGCAGCCCAATATATTAACTCTTCTTCTGTAATACTTTTTCTCAATTCAATTAAAGTTTTACCTAATTCTGTTGCGAGAAAGAACTCAAAGTTTAACCAGTTATCTCGCTTGATACGTTTTTTGCTGTATCTAAATCAACTTGAATATCCATCATAAATAATTCAATGTCATTTAAAACAGTTTCTGGTATAAATCTCTGTAAATTTTCGGCATCAGTTGAATGAAATGCTTTTGAGCCATCTTCATTCTCTGCAAGTTGACAAAGAAGTTTTGTAGAAATAGTTAAAGCATCATCTGTCCCAGTAGCAACTTGAGCTTTTTTCCTATCAAACCTTGTTAATGGTGGAAAATATAATTCTTTTAAAAGTTCACCGCTTGGCTTTTTTAGTTCATACTTTCTTCTTGCTGTCATCACATCACTGAAAGCCTCAGTGATAAGATCAACAGTTCTTTTGTTTGCCATAAATTAAATGCGAAGTAATTTAAATTTACTATATGTCTGAAGTAATTGCACCTGAAGTTTGGAAGGTAATATTTATTTCTTGAATTTCGCCAAGTGTTGCTCCATATTCAGCACCTGTAATTATTCCAGAAAACCCAAACTTTTTAGAACTAGCCGAACTATCTGGGAACAATTCAAATAAAGCATCAGCAGCATCACCTGTTGTTAGTACATCTTCAACAAATGCTAAATAGTCTGAGTTACCAGCATTGTCATAGATAAGGGTTGCAGAACCTTCACCAGAAATAAGGCCACCAACAAAAGTTTTTGAGGTATCACCCTGCACTGTAGTTTCTTGAGTATCTTTAGTAATTGATAAAGACCAATTCCTAAGTCCTGATATATCAGCTTCTGTTCCAGCAGCGTTATGGAACATTATTTTACCGACATCACCTTTTACAGCAGCCATAACAAAAAAAAGAAAGATTTATAAATATATTAACCCTTTTCAGTCTTTTTTACATCTTTTTTTGGATTTTGTTGATTCTCCATATATCTTTTGCAGTTAGGATCCCACATTCTAGAATCTCTTACACCTTTGACAGCTTCGATAGCATCAAGCATTTCTTCAGTTATTACAAGTTTAGGCATGATTAAAGATCCTCGTAAATGTTAAAAGTAATTCTAATTTGGGTTTGAAATTTACCCTCTGGACTTGATGTAAGTATTTCAGGCCCTATAGGTGAATCAAAAATTACATTAGATACAGTCACTCTATTGTATAAGTCTCTAAGCCTTTTGCAAATTGTGAAGTTAGACCCTGCCCCTAATCCTTCCTCTGTAAATACATTCAATAAAACTAAACCTACAACATTATTATCTGAATCAGTTGTTCCTCCCATTGTTAAATATTCACCAGCACCAAAGCTTGTAATACACTGAACAAACGTATCTTCTGTTGTTGAATCAAAGGTCATGTTATTAAATACAACAGGGATAGCTGGGCTTGAAGCAAGCTCTGTGGCTAACCTAGCCTCTATTGTGGATCTAACAGTATTTAAATCAACAGCAGCCATGTATTACCTCCCAAAATTTCTTTGTATGTATTGTTCAAGTTCTTTTGCAATAAGCTCTGGAAATCCAGCAACAGTTTTTTGTCTTGTCCTATATTGACCACCCCAAGATGGTGGTAGGTTTTCACCATAGCAAACAGGCTCTGCGTAAGGTAAATTATTTATTATTGTTCCTCTAAAGTCTTCTATTTCTGTTTGCCATGCGTTTCTAAGTTGTCCTCCACCTTTTGGTTCACCCTTATAAACAACTCTAACTGGTGTTGCTTTTTTTACTCTTGCAGTCCACTCCAAAGTAGTTGCAGCAACAAGATTAATAACATCTTCTTCAAAAAAATCGTTTATCTCAGATAATTTGATTTCTCTAGCCATCTTTACCTCAAGATAAGATCAAAACTTACTGGTGTATTATTTTGCTCATTTGTAATTACTTGAACAATTTTAAATTCAACACTACTAATAACTACTCTATCTTTTGTTGTAGGGACAAATGTAAGATCTCCAGCAGATATAGTAAGCAACTTATCTTGTGATTCAATCAAATCATTAACCTGATTTCTTGAAACATTACTTAATGCGCCTTTGATAGTTGTATCAGATGTAGATTCTGAAATAGCTCCAGTAGTGGTATTGTATGCCCCTGCTGTTACCTGTCTGATAGTTACATCACCACCAAGTTTTTTTAATGAAGCACTGGCAGCTTTTTTTAGCGCATTAGCAAGACTCATAATGAATAAGCAATGACTTGACCACTGGCAAGAGTGATACTTGTAATAACACCTTCAATCTCTGAAGATGATTTCATTGTGATGCCATTAATAGTTGAAGAACCATTTTCTGTTAAGTTCTCAGCAACTAAAGTTACCTCTGCATTTGATAAGCAGTGAACCTTCCCAAATCTGCCTGTATGAGTTGCAGTATTTGTAATGATTAACCCTGCTGGGTATTGGTAGCCGTAGTTCACTTT